AAACGAAGGAACTTAGATAGTTCTTACTGGAACTGTTTTAGATTTAAAACAGGTATATGAGAATTTAATTAAGTTCATTGAAGATTCGCAATACGAAGTATGTTCATTTGGTTTTGACCCATACAATGCTAGAGAATTTGTTGAGTGGTGGGAAAAAGAAAATTCACCATATGGTGTTGAAAAAGTAATTCAGGGAGCTAAAACTGAATCTGTTCCTTTAGGCGAAATTAAACATTTGGCCGAAAATAGATTGCTAATCTTTGATCAGTCGATCATGACATATACAATGAGTAATTGTATAACAATCGAAGATACTAATGGCAATAGAAAACTTTTAAAGAAGCGCCATGATCAGAAGATTGATAATGTTTCTGCGTTAATGGACGCTTGGATAGCTTATAAGTTACATAAAGAAGAATTCGAATAATTAAGGAAGGAGGCAGTTTTAGATGAGAGATTACGATTTAGAATATTTTTTAAAACGTTATGGTGATACAGAAACTAGACGGCAAGGATATCTTAAGTCCGATGAGCTAGCTCATTACGGTGTAAGAGGTATGCGATGGAGATACAAAAAAGGTATTACAATAGATCCAAATAACAAAAATATACGAATGAGAAAACCGAATGGTTCGGTAAGAGTTGAAAAAGAAAAGAATATTTCTTTAAGTGGAGGAGCTAATAAACGGTTTACTTCAAGCGAAAGAGACATTCAAAATCCGGCTGAAAATACTGAGTTTTCTAAGAAAGCAAGCGAAGCGGCTAAAAAGGATCAAGAAGATAGAGAGAAAAGGGAAGAAGCTATAAGAAATGCTTATGATAATGCTTTGAAAAAAGCTCAAGAAAGAGCTAATGAACTTAAAAATAAAAATGGAGGCGGAAGTAGTAAAGGTAGTAATTCTGGTGAAAAATCTACTGAAGAAACTACTACCACCGCGAATAAGCAGCCGGCAATTAAGAAAAACGACAATGATAAATTTAGAGAAATTAATAGAAGAGATCGAGAATACACATATCAGCAAAATGCTATTAATAAAGCTAATGGCGTTAACCGTGTGAATGTGATGAATGATAAAACCGAAACCGACAAAAAGTTTAAGAAAAAATAAGAAAGGAGGGATTGTCTTGAAAAATTATGATAATCTTGTATTAATGCATTATGGCGTAAAAGGAATGAAATGGAGATATCATAAGCGTAACGGAAGTAACAGTTTGTATGATAAAAGACGTGCGCAAATGCATTATAGCAGAATGGCTTCTAATTCTAATAGACAAAATTCGGATGCTGAACCAACTCATTGGGAACAAAATGGCGAAGATTCTCGTAGAAAATCTTTAGACACACGTAATGCAACCATAGCAAAAAATCATGCTAGAATTGCTAGAATTAAATCTAGAGATATTGGAAGTCCGAGTAAAGTAGATGATTTTGGTAATGAATCTAAAAGAATTAAAAAGAAGAGAGCCGAATATGACAACGGAGGACCTAATAGTAATCCGGAAGATACCAGAAGAAGGCTAGTAGATCAGAAAGTAAAAGATACTAAAAAGAGAGCTGTAAGCGATTCTGCAGCGGCTAGAATTAAGGCCGCTGGCGATCGGGCTCTTAATAGTGTTAAAGTAAAAGAGAAAAAGGACATTGGACCTATAGGTGACATGAAACGTCGTCAAGAAAGCGGTTTTAATGCCCTTTCTAGGAACAATAAACAAAAGCTTAAGAAGAAAAATATTGAATACGATGGTAACGTATCTAAGTATGACCCGACTAAAGGAAAGTCTCGAGCAGATAAATATAAAGCAGATAGAGCTCGAGTACATGATTTTCTTGAAAACGCTAGAAAAAGATATAATCATAATAATATTAATGGAGGCGGCTCAGGTGATAATGGAGCATGGACTTCCCGTGATTCGGACAAAGCCGCGATATCCAGATATGCAGGTCCTAAGACTAAGAAGAAAAAGAAGAGCTCATAAAACGAGGTGACGCCTATGAAAAACGAATTATACCATCATGGAATAGATGGTCAGCGTTGGGGTGTTACTCATGGCCCTCCGTATCCTCTTACTAGATCGCAGCATAGGGCAATAGTTAGAAGTGCAAAAGCTTCCGAAAAACGAAATCTTACATATAAAGGTTCAAAGAAGTATTCACATAGAATGACTGATGAGGATCTTAATAAAACCATTGAAAGACTTCAAAAGGAAGAAACTTATAGAAAACTAGTAAGTAAGGATAAGGAAGAAAATAGAAAAGATCGTGTAAAAGATGCGTCTAATACTATTAAGAAATATTTAGGACAAACTATAGGAAAAGGAATCATTACTCTTTCTGAAAATGCTTTTAAGAAGTTATCGTCTGCTATTTTTCCATCGGCTCCAGATATTAAATGGACAAAAACTAGTGACGGCAAATACCAAATAACAGGCAATTATGCCACATTAGCGAAATATTTAGGAACACAGGGCCAATTAGGAAAAGCAACAATTAAAGACCTTGAACGGCTTAATAAAATACCAGATTTTGGTGATTTCGAAACTTTCTACTATTATGACCCAAATGATAAGAAATAAGGAGGTATTATATTTATGAATATAACAGAGCGTATAAAAGGCGCCTGGAATGCCTTCTTTAATCGTAATAAGGTCGAACAAGAACCGATAGTATTAAATCCTGAATATCCAAAGTATACATCATACGTAACTCCTAGTTATACTAGGCCTAACCGAAGACGTTTATCTAGAGGAATAGAAAAGACCATTTTAGGAGGCATTTATTCTAAAATGGCTGTGGATGCGTCTCAGATTGATATTAGACACGTTCTTTTAGATAGAGACGAAAACTTTTTAAATGTTTTTAGAGACTCTATAGATTTTCGATTACATATTTCGGCTAACATTGATCAAACCCCATCTGCATTTATCGAGGACCTTATACTTTCAATGTTTGATGAAGGCTGTGTAGCTGTTGTACCAGTTGAAAGAGAAGACGAAGAAAATGAAGATGGAATACGAGATATCTATGCACTTAGAGTTGGTAAGGTAACCAAATGGTATCCTAATGATGTCGAAGTAGAATGCTATAATCAGTATACTCAGAGACAGGATCGGGTTATTCTTTCTAAAAATGATGTATGTATTATTGAAAATCCATTTTACGCGGTAATGAATGAACACAATTCTACAGCTCAACGCATAATAAGAAAGCTTACTTTGTTGGATGGAATTGACGAAGAAGCTGGATCTGGCAAATTAGATGTAATTATTCAGTTACCATATACTATTAGAGGTGAATCTAAGAGGAAACTTGCAGAAGAAAGGCGTAAAGATCTTGAACAGCAGATGAATGAGTCCCGATATGGAATTGGATACATAGACTCAACAGAACATATCACACAACTTAATCGTCCTGCTGAAAACAACATTCTTAAGGAAATCGAGTATCTCAATAACCATCTATTGACGCAGCTTGGTATTCCGCCATCTATAATCGATGGAACCGCTGATGATTCTGCTAAAGTTTCGTATTACAACTCGGCTATTATGCCGATTCTTAGAGCCATCACAGAGGGATTCACAAGAACTTTCTTCAGTGAAGTAAGTATTCTTGAGGGCCATAGAATCATGTACTTTAGAGACGTATTCAAGGATGCGCCAGTTACTCAAATGGCAGAAATCGTTGATAAATTCTCTAGAAATGAGGTTCTTACTGGTAATGAACTTAGAGGTAAGATTGGATATCCGCCTTCTAGCGATCCACAAGCCAATAAGTTACTCAATAAGAATATTGCTCACAATGAACAATTCTTAGGTGGACCCGAAGAAATTCCAGAGGAAGGAGAAAATCAAAATGAAGTATGACTTTTGTGGTTATGCCACTCGGTATAATATTAAGTGCACCGATGGCAGAACTATAAAAAATGATGCTTTTAAGCATTGCGATGGTCTGACAGTACCGCTCATGTTTCAGCACGGACATAATGACCCTACAAATTTAGTTGGCAATTGCCTACTTGAATCTAGAAGTGATGGTATGTATTGTTATGGAAGTTTCAATGATACCATTAGTGGGGATGCTATGAAGGAATGCGTTATGCATGGCGATATTACAAGTTTGTCCATCTATGCAAATCATCTTCGTCAGAATAACGCTCTCGAAGTATTCCATGGCGATATTAAAGAAGTAAGTCTTGTACTTTCTGGTGCAAATATTGGTGCTTACATTGAAGATATCAACATTGAGCATAACGATGATGGCGAAAGTGACGCCATTATCTACATGCCGGAAAACGAGTGCCATTTCGAATTGTCTCATGCTGACACTGATGAAAGCGAGAAGTCTGATAGCAAAGGTAAGGACCCCACAGTCCAATCTGTAATTGCTAGTATGAACGATGATCAGAAGAAGGTTCTCGCGTTTTTAGTCACTTCTGCCGCAAACGGCGATCTGGATCTTAATATTGCTCATTCTGATGAAGAAGCTGACGAAGAACCAGATGAGTATGAAGACGAAGAAGTTGACGAAGAAACAGATGAGTATGATGAAGATGATGAAGAGTATGAAGATGAAGATGAAGATGAAGATGATGAAGATGAAGATGATGAGTATGAAGATGATGACGAAGATGAAGACGAAAATCAAAATGATGAAGATGACTACGATGATGACGTAGAAGATTCCGAAGAAACCGAAAACGATGAAGGAGGAAACAACGAAATGAAGAGAAATGTTTTCGAAGACAACACAAGAGAGCCTATCGCCCATGCCGATTTCGCTCAGATCGTTCAGGATGCTGTAGTTAATAAGGCTACCCTGTCCGATTCTATTCTGATGCACGCCGAAGATTACGGCATTCAGGATATTGAATCCCTGTTCCCGGATCCGAAGGATGTTAATATTCCGCCGGAGTGGGTAAAGCCCGAAAATGCTTGGGTCCCTGTAGTACTTAACGGTGTATCTCATACTCCGTTCTCTCGTATCCGTACTCGTTTTGCAGATATTACTGCTGATGAGGCTCGTGCGAAGGGTTACGTCAAGGGTAACAGAAAGAAGGAAGAAGTATTCTCGCTGCTTAAGAGAGAGACTTCTCCG